CTTTTGTTTAACCACGGTGAGACCGTTTTTAGTTCTTGCCGATGTTGATGAAACGAACCATCTTCTTCGGTGCATACAGGAACGGAGTACCGTACAGAAGCACCATGAAGCGGAAGGCAGGGCTCAACACAGCCAAATCCATCTTCATGAGAGGAGCCAGCTGAGCGAACTCAACAACCTCGTTGTCAAACTGAACAAGCATGGACTGCTCGCAGTTCGGCAGAATACGGTTCAGGTCGCGGACACCGCCTGCAGCAGCACCGTCGTAGCCGGAAGTCTTCTCGCTGACGCTAACCTCGAACAGAGGATAGAACTCGCCAGTAGCAGAACCGCCAACCTTGGTACGGTAGATGCGATAAGCAGTAGCAGCGTTAGTACCGCCACCGTCGGCGAACACGAGGTCAATGGCGCAGTTAGCAACGATAGCAGCAGCAGCGGTGCTATACACAGCCATAGCGGACTCGCCATAACGGTTGATTGCGGTGACACCGTAGTACACGTTGCCAGCGTCGGTCGAACCAAACTTCGAGCCAGTGGCGTTGTTACGCACAGTGACGGAAGTCCAACTCGGAGCATTCGGAGCCTTGTTCGAGGTAGCAGAAGCGTTGTAGGCTTTAGCAGGCAGTTTCTTGAAGAAGATGTCGTAATTGAGGCCAATACGACCAAACTGACTGTCGAACGCCTGAACGTGCTGACCCATGATACCGTTCTCCAGAGCAGGAGAGTTCGGCATGATGAACTTGTTGCCGTAGAAGTTCTTGACAAAGTCGCTCAAGACGGCAGGAGCACCGTAAATCTGAGTACCGAGACCGTAGTTCTCAACGATGGTGTTGGCAGCGGTTTCGATAGCAGACTCGGAGAGTTTGGCACCACGCAGGTCGATAACGTGCTCGCTGTTCATATAGGCATCGTAAGAAGCCCAAGCGTCACTGCGACGCTGCTGAGCCAAGAAGCCATTGAACTGCTCAGGGACGATTTGCTCATCACCAAAGTAAAGACCTTGGTTAAGAGTGCGCAAAATCCACAGAGTACCGTCCTTAATGGTACGCTCCATAACGGAGCCAATCATGGTGTTGACGAGGGTCATCTGGTGAGTAACGCTCTTGGTCACGCCAAGATACTTCACCAACTGAGCCCTACGAACGAACACGCTGTCTTCCTCCTCGGGGAGTTCGCCCTCGCGGTTCCAGCCGCCACGGTTAGCACCGTAACTGGTCTGCTGGTTGTACTCCTCGACGGTGTTGTAAGCAGGTTTCTTCGGCAGGTCTTTCCAAAGGCGAATATCGCTCTCGCGGAAAGTAAGGTGCTTCAGAGTTTTTTCGAGCGACTCAACTTTCAGCGGTGCGCCAGAAGCAGTGGTGAGGTCAGCGGTTTCACGACCAGTGATTTGCTCGGCTGCAAGAGCCTTGTTCAGTTGGTCAACCGTTTCCGCACTCTGCATACCAGCGTGGAAGCCATCTTGCTGAGCAGCGTAGCCGTAATCGGCTAAATTGATTGAGAGTCTTTCCATTTTTTAATGTATTAAATGAATATGTTACTTGATGATTTCAACTCCGTATTCGTTCTTCAGACGAGCGATGATACTCTGGGGCATGACGTTGCTGCTCTCAAAAGCGAGGCAAGCCTTGCTCATTTCCTCATCATAACCCTTGGCAAAGGTCGCTTGGTCTAAGATTTCAACGATAGCAGCCTTTTGGGTGCTCATACTGAACTGATTGGGCTTACGCTCTTCGCGTTTACCGCCTAACTCGTCAAGATTGCCCTTGTCAAACTGACGCTCGACAGTCTTAGCATGGCTGATAGACTTGGGACCAGGAGTAGCGTTACCAAAAGCCTCAATGCGTTGAGACATCTCGGCGATAGTCTCGTCCTGACCCTTGATAATGTTACGCAGTTCGTCGTTGTCGGCTTTAAGCAGGTCAGCCTTTTGCGAGAGGTCTTTCACCATCACGCCAAGTGCCTTCATGTATTTACCGTTAATCTGATGAGAGGTGGCGATGGCTTTCTCGATGCGGTCAAAACGGTTCTCACCGCCTTTCTTCACACCCTTTTCCTCTTCCTCCTCTTCCTCCTCTTCTTCCTCGGTTTCCTCTTCCTCAGAGGTCTCCTCGGTTTCATCAGTTTTCTTTTCAGTTTCTTCAGTGGTCTTCTTTTCCTCGGTTTCCTCCTCAGATTTGGTCACCTCCTCCTCTTTGGTTTCTCCACCGTCGGCAGAACCACAACCTTTCTCAATGTCAAGACCAAGGGTCTCATATGCCTTGGTAATGTCATCGTCGGTGATAGTTACATTCTTGCTCATTTTTGATATGTTTAATATTAAACCGTAAATTTTATTTGCTTTACCAATACTAATACCTGGAATGTCGTTAAACAAACGCTCCATTACACGAGCCTTTGCAAACTCTTGATTCTTTACCTTTTTATCTACACTCTCTTTCTTCAAAGGAGCAGCGGTCTCGGTATTAACGCTCTTTTCCTCCTTGTTCTCCTCATACTCCTCATCATAATCGTCATCGATTTCACCCTTGATAATATTTGCGAAAGTTTTAGGGTTCTTCGGCATATGAGTAATAGCAACGCCAGTGATAACAGCCTTTTCGATTTTCTTGTAGTCAGGACTATTCTTGTCATCACTTTTACGTTTCAGAACTTTACCTTCAATGGAGTAACCAAGACGACGTGTTTTAGAATTCTTCTCCAAAGTCTGGGCGAGTTCCCAAACCTCGCAAGCAACCTTACTATTAGGATAAAGGTCAGTCTCAATATACAAACCATCCTTACGGATTTCAGCCTTACTCGGCTCACCAATAATGGTTGAAGGCATACCCTTTGCTTGGTGATGCCAGTTGACCATACCGCTTT